TTGTGCATATAGTTTCAGGTGATGCTTATTTTACTAAACAGCGAGGGGAGCTATACAGCGCGTCGTTTTCGTGTGATCTTACTTGGTTATTCGTCTCGATCAGTGACCTCCCTTACCTTGCACATAACAGATTACTAAAGGGGTTTTGGTTAATAAAGGTTGTGTTAACAGTGTTAACGGTGTGAACAAGTGGCCTCCCAAATAGAAAGCCTTAAATAATCCATTCACTTTGGCTAAGCATAGCGTTAGCCAACTCAGATATAAACATATCTAATCTATTTCTTTTGGGATTACATCCATATTTATGTAAATACATGGGGAAACTACGGCAATAAGTCATATAAGATGTGCTCGCAAGCTCACACACGGGAGGTTACACACTCCCGCCCTTCGGGTCATTATAAGCCTTACGGCCTAATCTATTGGGCTCGTCCCGACTCGCCCCGACTTGCTTAGTGATGTAGTGTTGTGTTATGCGATTGTTGGGTGCTTTGTTGTTTTTGTTTTGTTAACCCCACTGACAAAATCCTAAAATATTATAAACCCCAATTACATCATAATTACATGGCTCCAACAAGAACTTCTAGGGCAAGAATAAAAGGAATGCTCCGGCAAATGTGGTTGAAAAGCGCAGAACGAAGCGAAGCACTAAAAAGAGATTGTTACACATGTCAAGATTGCGGGATAAAACAATCTAAGAAAAAAGACCATGTTGTCAAAGTCCAAGTTCATCATAAAGAAGGGATTAATAATTGGGATGAAATTATTGATATGATTCTCGAATCATTATTATGCGATCCAGATAAACTACAAACACTATGCGAGGAATGCCATGAAAATAAAACTTGATGATTGGCAGAAGGAAATCATGGCGGATGAAGAACACCATATCCTCCTAGCAAAAGGAAGACGAATTGGAGCAACACACTTATTCGCACAGAAAGCAGTAGAATGGCTAAAAACACATCACAACCCCCATCCAACATCACAGATAGTCTGTGCGAGCCTCACCATCGACCAAGCACAGCTTTTAATAGCATTTGCGACACAATATGCACAAGAAACATGCCCGGAACTTGTAGGGCGTGGAAAAGACAAACCAACACTAAACAAACTAGTCCTAAAAGTTAACAAAAACCGAAGAATCCTTCTAGCGAAACCAGTTGGAGATACAGGAAGATCCTCACGAGGCTTCGAAGGACAAGTCTTAATGGTTGATGAGGCACCATTCCAGCCCGACCTTTTCTTTGACGCAGCGACACCAATCCTAGCAACCACAAACGGACGAATTTGGATGTTTGGAACATTTGACGGACAAGATGGCTACTTTTGGAAGAATTATAAAAAAGCAATTATCGACAAAGACCCAAAGGCAAGATTCAGAGTGTGGGAGATGGACACCGAAACAGTCTCGAGGAAAAGACCAATATGTGAAAGCTGGAACCAAGAAAAACACGATGGACTTATTGAATTTTTGGCTGAGGAAAAAGAGGATAAATCAGAAATGGTTTACGCGCAAGAGTATCTCGCAATCGCAGCACTAGATAAAAGGCAATTCTACAGCGACGAGTGGATTAATAAGGTGTGCCATGTAGACGAGAAACAAATAATGTCAGAAAAAGGGAAGAATTATGGAGGTTTCGACCTCGCGAGAATGGGAGGAGATTCATTTACGGCAGAAATAGTAAAGAAAATCCACAAGAAGAACATCACTCAAATCGACCACTATGTAAGAAAAATGCTCTTGACAACAGAAAACGAAAACCTAATAATAGAATACACAAGAAAGCATAATTGCACAAAATCAGGAATAGACGCAGGTTCAGGGACGCTAGGAGTTTCGGTTTATGATCACCTCCAACTAGTAAGCGACATCAAAAGAAAAATCGTGGCGATGAACAACAGACAGATTTCAATCGACCAAGAAGACGGGAAGCAAAGATTATTCAATGAAGATATGCACGACAACATGAGGGCGATGGGAGAGCGAGGAGAACTTCACCTTTTCAATCGAGATGACATCAAAGCATCATTCAGAAGCGTAAGATGGGATAAGATTCAAGATGCTCATGGATTATGGAAAGTTAAGATTTCAGGCAAGAACACCCACATTGTAGAGGGAATTATGCGAGCGGCCGAATTAGCCTCAAAAGACGAAAGTTTAAACATCATGGCGTTCTGTTGATGGACACATGGCTTAATTGTCTTTGCTATGGTTGGAGAAAAGAAGAAGATTTGATGATTGGAGAGAAAAAGATTAGGGCTTTTATGAATTGTTGGACAACAGCAATAATAGGAACGTTTTTAAAATTGGTATTCATGGGATAATCATGGCTCACACAGGAATATATGCGACATCAGCGGAATGTGTTTTCAAGATGGGGAATGGTTACGATAGCACGAATGTTGATGAAGACAGGATTAACGAACTATGCTTACAATGCCAGAGCTTCATAAACGACTTATGCCGACAAGTCTTCGCGGTTGATGCCGCTGCCTTCGCAGCTTTAAAAGCAGGGAAGAAATATTTATTATCTGAAACAGTCTCTAACTTCGTTGGCTTCTATGGTTCGATGTATGATGCTTCGGGTTATGGATCACAGCGAGAACAAGAGAACATTATGAATACGTGTTGGGCGAGATTTATCCAATGCATAGGCTTACTTAAATCACAGGAGACAGTAACGTTCATTAAATAATGGCAGACCAATTATTGACAGGCACGACGTTAGTCGAGAAAGAAAGTAGAAGCGCAGGAGATATAACTATTGGGGGAATTATAGAATTTGATGATACTTACAGTAATGTCCCCGATGGCTTCAACCTTTGTGATGGTTCAACAATAAACGATTCGAGAAGCGCTTATAATGGTGTGGCTGTGCCAGATTTGAATACAGATTATTTGACTGTAGCAGGAGCCTCATTTACAGAATTATCAAACACAAGCGCGACAGTAAGCTGGGACGCTTCGGGAACTTTATTATCCGGAGACGCAGGGGAAGCAGTCGCAACAATCCAAATCCCAAACGGAAGCAAAGTAACGGGCGCAGTGCTCTATGGAAGCTCTGCAACACCTACATGGCTATTAAAAAGAAAAACTCTCTCCGGGGGGGCAGTATCAACAATGGCAACAGCAAATAATAATACGGAAGATACAACAATCTCCAACGAAACTATAGACAACGATACATATACTTATGTTTTCTCTTGCTCTCATTCAGACTCAAACATCTATGGAGCAAGAATAACTTACACACCAAGATTTAAATTTATAATCAGAATAAGATAAAATGCATGACTTTAAAAAATACCCAGAGCTGACTAACAACCAGATGAATCTCTATTACTTCGATAGCCCACACCAACAGATAACCGAAGACTTCGACGCTAGAGTAGTAAAGGTCAGCGACGGTGATACGATAAGAGTAGAGACAGACTTTAGAGACTTCTCTTTCCCGATAAGATTCTCAAACATCATGGCGGCAGAAACCAACGAGGGCGGGGGATTAAGAAGTCGTGATCACCTCAAAGGATTAATAGAGAACGCAATGGTAGAAGTTATCATAGATAAGAAAAACCGAGTTGGGAAGTTTGGAAGATTACTCGGACAAGTGAAACATAAAGGTTTTGATATTGGAGAGCAGATGTTAGCAGATGGCTTCGCTGTTGGCGTATGGAAAGAGCAAATGGGAATTAAAGATTTACAAATAACACTCGATATATAATGGCAGAATCAAAAATAGATAGCATGACGGCAGGAAGTAGCGATAATGTAATTGATAATTTTGAGGTAGACACTGCGAACACAGACGGGGCAACAGGGAACGGAGAGACAAACTACACAAATAATAACTGGTCGAAATGGTATGGCTATTTTGTAGCAATCCCAGAGATTAACGCAACCATAAACGCAAAGGCAACATGGACAATCGGAAAAGGATTTAAGGCGGATGAAATAACAACTATGCTTCTCGACACAATCAAAGGAAATGGGATGGACACATTCAACACAATCTTAGAGAACGCAATAAGAACCTACTATGTAGGAGGAGATTCTTTTATGGAAATCGTCAAAGACGATGAAGGCAACCTAATTAATCTCAAACCGCTAGACCCAGCAACAATAACAATAGTAGTCGGGGAGAATGGGATGCTCAAGAGATATGAGCAGATAGGGAAATTTGTAAATAAAGGAATTATGAATAGGATTAAAAATCTTGTTGGAAAGAAAAGTGTAGTGCCATTTAAACCAGAGACGATTTTCCACTTACCGAGAAACAGAGTAGCAGACCAAATCCACGGAGTCTCTGTTATCAAATCAGTAGAGAATATTATCCTAGCGCGTAATGAAGCGATTGAAGATTATAAAACAGTAATGCATAATAACGTATTCCCTCGATGGAAGTTCAGACTAAAGACAGACGACCCAACAGAAATCGCAGCCTACAAAGCAAAGATGGATGCAATAACACAAACAAAATCACAAAACATTTATGAACCAATGGATGTTGCGGAATCCGAATTAATATCAGTAGCACCAAACGCAACCCTCGACCCTAAGGCATGGATTGAAACACAGGGAAACTTCTTTTATGAAGCTGTTGGAGTTCCTAAAATAATTCTAGGGGGAAGTGGCGAGTTTACGGAAGCTTCCGCAAAGATAGCATATCTCGCCTTCCAGCAGAATATAGAAGAAGAACAGCTGTTTATCGAGGAACAAGTGTTAAGTCAATTAAATCTAGTAATAGAGTTAGAGTTCCCAGCATCGTTAGAGAATGAATTGTTAAGTGATAATGCAAAGGATGGAGACCAATCAATAAATCCAAGCGAGACTACCGCAGGACAAGGACAATGATAGAAGAAAACTTAATGCAGTATGGAATCTTAGGAATATGGACAGCGTCACTAATAATCGAAAGATACAGATGGCAGAAAGGCGTAACCACAGCACTAAATAAATTAACTAAAGCAATAGAGGATAAATTCTAATGGCACAAAAGAAACGAGGAACAACAGCAGAAGTATTGGCGAGAAAGGACAAAGAAGATAGGGCGAGTGGAAGGAATGATCCAAAGGAAGCCGCTAAAGAATTTAAAAAAAGAAAAACTCAACGTGAGAGAACAAAGGCTTCAATCAAACAGAAAAATATTGAACAAGGACTACCTACAACAAGACAGGGTTCAGAAATAGTCTTAGATAAAAAAGGAGTTAAAACCCAACCCGGACAAAAAAGTTCAGATGTATTAGGAGTAAAAGAAGGATTTAGAAATACTAAAGCATTTCAAATAGCACAAAAGGCAGCCGGATTTATAACAGGAACAGAACCGCAGGAAGTATTACCTAGTGGAGAATTTGCCCCAAGAGAACCGGGAACAGTTCTTACAGGTTCCCCAGCATTAGGAATAAATCTGGGAGCAGTAGCAGGCGGGGCGGACGCAATAGCTGGAGGAGACGCGGCAGTTAATCAAATAGTCTCTACCGCTAGAAGCGAACTCGGAGGAATCCTCGGAAAATATGTTTTAAATCCAGTGGGGACTACAACACCAACAGTAAGCAAAGTCGGACAAATGACTATTAATTCAAAAACAACTACATTAAGCAAAGGTTTTCTTGCGAAAGCTTTTAGTCCAAAAGCAATGGCCTTATATGGAGCATGGGCAAGTTCAGTATTCTTAGGAAGATGGGGAAACGCAGAAGCACCAGAAGCAATCTTAATCCCATTAAGAGATTTGATAGAAAATGCAAAAACTCCTGAAGATTGGGCGCTGGTTGAAGAACATTTAGAATCAGCAGCAGAATTATCTGACAATTCAAAATGGGAGGAAGTTATGTTATGGAGTCCATTCGCAGCAATACCGGGAATAAAGAATAAGGTAAATGGAGTAGCTGAAGGAGTTCAAGTATTAGCAGAATCCGCAGCGAAAGTTCAAGAGATCCAAAACCTAGAAGAAGAAACTGGAGAATCAGACTTCGCAAGAGAACGTAGAGAAGGAGATGAAGCATCAACACAAAGAGGTCTAGAGGAACAAGCACTAGACTCTCAATACTTCCAACTTATAAGGGATAAGAAATATGAAGAAGCGGAAGAACTATTGCAATCCAGATTAAAAGGGGAAGATTTATAAAGACTATTACGCTATATTTTTATGTCCGATGAACAAACAAACCAGACTGACACAGCAGGAACGGAAGATAATAACGCTGTGGAGAAATCTAAAGAAGATCCTTCTACTGTGGAAAAAGTTAATAAAAACTATGAAGAACTTAAAGAAGCAAATGATAAAGTTGAAAAAGAATTATTACGAGGAGAGGAACTTAAAGCAAAGGCAAATCTGGGAGGCAGGACAATGGCCGGGAATCCTCAATTAACTCCTAAAGAAGAAATAGAAAAAAAGGGTGCAGAAGAAGCACAGGAGATTGTCGATGCTTTTAGGTAAGAAGAAGGAAGCGGTTGATTCTGCAAACGCATTCATCGAAATGTATAAAGCTGGATTTCTTGATGGTTACACTCCAAAACCAAGAAGCAAGAAGGACTACGAAATTCTAAATAAGAAATACGCAAAAGCATTTATCAAAAGATTTGAGAAGAAAGTAAAAAAGGTTATGAAGTAAGATGGAAATGTATCTATACCCGAGAGGGAAATTTGAACAAGTTGAAATGTGGAAAGCCCACGCCCAAGCGGCCTATTGGAAATTTAGAAGGATGAATAACAAGACTGGGAAAGAAGAAATTATTTTAGTTCAAGGAGCATTAAGGCCAAGTGTTCTGGGAGCCTATGAATATGTTTTCCCAAAGGAAGCCTTAGCGGAAGTATGCTCTTTCTTTGGAATTACGGCAAACGAACAATATGGATTCGGGAAATTTGGATTATACGCAAGACACTTCGGAATGAGGAAAGTATTTGGATGCAAGAAAATCCCTAAGAAGATCCTAAAAGAAGCAAAAGAAATCCCACCAACATTCTCGACAGAAGAATTTGAAAGAGGTTCGGGAAATTGTATAATACCGGGAGTTAGTCTTCATTTGATAGGGATTAGGAATGATAAGTATGGAGTGGCAGGAGACTACACCTATGAGTTCTTATGAAAATTCCATTTTTATCAAGGCTGTTAGAGATTAAAGAGTGGCAGATTGATGCAGAAAAGGAAAAATTAAGACTTCTTAGACAAATAAAAGAATTGCTCCAAAACCCAAACCTTTAAATAATCGGCTTACCGAATAAGTTTATGGCTAATGAGGCAGTAAAGCGAGATACGAAGATTTTGGTTTCTAGGAGATACACTTGTGCAACCTCTACGAATATTCCAAAGGGAACTTATTTGAAAAATGCTGACCCAAGCACAGCGTCGGCTTCTGCTGGAACGGGGGATCCTTTTTGTGGTTTCGCTCATGCTGAAGTCAATGGTGCTTCTGATAGTGATTTCAATACTGAGACTTCCGTAACTGCTGATAAAGGTGGGATGTATGAATTATATGCTAGTCAGGCAATAGTAATCAATAGATATGTTAAAACGGCAGCCCCAGGAAATATGATTGTTGAAGCAACCTTAGCAGACATGAGTTCAAGTTTAGCAATAATTATTGGAATTGCAAGAGAAACCGCAGTACAAGGTGAGACAATTAATGTTGAGGTATTCCCATGAGCCCAGAAGATGGAGTAAAGGATAGAGCAGAGGCTCAAGCAAGGGCGGCAGAAACACATACACCTAAGAAAAAGAAATCTAAGGAGGATGTTGATTAATGGCATTTGAAGAAGTAGGAGAAGACACATTAAGGGCAACGACATACGATAACGCGATTAAGCAATTAGCGATTTATTCTTATAAGATGAAGCAATTAGTTTCTGTTGTTAGTTCAGGTTCCTGGAAGAATTACTTTTTTAGGGAGACAACTACGGTGCCAACCGGACAATCAGGAAACGCAATCAAAGGTATTCCAAGAGGAGCAGACTTCCCAGATGCTGTTATTAGTTGGGAACAAATAAGTTCTAGGATTGAGAAATATGGTTTGAGTGGAAAGATAGATCATGAAGATATTATTGCCAAGAACATTGATACTCGAAACAGAACTATTAAGAGAATTGCTGAGGGAGTGGCAAAGGCAGTAGACAATGAGATTTATTCGATACTTTCTACTGATTCAGGTATTCAAAGTGGAACTCTTTATGGAGGTTACTGGGATGAAACAAGTGCAGCAATAATTAAGGATCTAGCGTTTATGAAAGCAAACGTTAAGAGTTATTATGATAATGCTTCTAAGTTTGTTATGGTTATTAACCCAGACGCAGAGCCATACGTCTTGCATTACATATACGAGAAAGGGGCACAGGCGACTACTAGTGGACAAAAAGCGTTTAATGGAGAGATTGGGAGCCCGGCTGGTGTAAGTATCATTACAGCGGATGTAATCCCAGTTAGTTATGCTTTATTTGTAGTCCCAAAATCTTGTGCAACATGGAAATCCTTAATGCCTCTAGCAACAGATACGAAGACAGATAAGTTTATGGGTGATGAGATTAAGGCGTGTGAATATGGAGTTACAGAAGTCCATGAACCAAAGCAAGTAGTCTTAACACAAATTCTAGCTTAGAAAGATTTTTATATTAGATATTCGTTGATTAATTATGAGTGGACGTGCTGATGGACTAAACGACATCTTCGACAATAGTGTAGAGATCAAGGGAAACATAAAAGCAGCGACGGGGCAAATACCCGCAGTCCCTTCTGCTGATAATGATATTGTTAACAAAGTTTATGTTGATACTGCCGACGCTTTACTCGTCCCATATACCGGAGCTACGGCTGATGTTGATTTGGGTGCTAATGATTTGAAATTTACACAGGGATTCATTGATGGAAATAGTATAAATAATTTTATAAAAATTGAAGGAAACGAAGGTGTACAATTAACGGGGGCTGATGTTTTTGGAACTAGAGTTACTTTTAGTCAATATTCTAATGATTTTTCCCCTGCTACACCTTTGGGAGATGTTGATTTGGGGAAGTCTACAGACCATTGGGCAACTGCATATCTTAATACAATAGACCTCGGAACTAATACAATCGTAGACGCTGATGTCGGAAACTGGAATACACATATAGCAGACAACACTCAAGCCCACTCTGATTATTTATTAAACAATGCCAGTGATACTACAAGTGGGACTATCACTGCTGGAGGATTTACAACATCCCCCGGAGAAGTCTCAATCACTGGAAGGACATCAACACAAGTAGCAGCTGCCCATGCTCCTACTGTAATAACTGCGGTTGGTGGGGTTGGAGGAGATTCCTTAATTGGGAAAGGAGGAGGATATTCTTACACTACTGGGGATGGGGGAGATGGAACTTCGGGGCCTCCAGTAGACAACGGAGATGGAGGAGATTATAGTATAATTCTTGGGTCTGTTGGAACTGGTGGAGCTAATGGTAGGGATGGAAAATTTATAGTAACTGGCGCAAGTGAGATTAGTGGAGAATTGAGTGTAGGAAGTTTAACAACTACTGGTTCAATTACAGGGGATGACTTCTATGTTGATGGGATATTATACTCTGATGATTTGACTGGGATATATTCTGCGTTAAGTTATGGGGCTGAGGTATTAACAAATGGGGATTTTAATGGGAATGCTACTGGTTGGACATTAGAGACTTGGGCTTATAGTTATCATAATATTAATTTCTATGGACGCGGGGATGCGGGAACTTATAATGCTTATCAAGATGTAAGTGCAAAAACAACTCCAGGAAAAACATATAGAGTAACATTTGATGTTGATACTTTTTATGTTGGTGCAGGTTTTTTGATTTTTTCATTAAGAGGGACGCCAGTTTCTATAACAAGCACGGGAAGTAAAAGCCATGATGTAGTGTGTGGTTCAGTAAATAATAATTTTTCATTTGATGCTTATGATGGTGGAGATTTTGGTGAGTGGTATGCTATTAGTAATGTTAGTATTACTGAAATAATCCCAGCGAGTATTACAGATATTGAGATTGGAAATGCTGTAAGTGGATTGAATGGGGACACCTATTTGAATAAAGATGGAGGAGAAACTTTTATTTATCAAACAAAAATAGGGAGTGGAACTACAAATTATACAGAAATCACCTCAACAGGCTCTATCAATCAAAAAGGAAGTGCGGATTTTGATACAGAAGGAAGAATCTCAAGCAATTCAGCGACGATAACAGCTTCAGCAGACAACACAGATGTTTCAAGTATCAATACGCTTTGGGTTACAACAACAGCAGGAGATGTAGTTTTAGGCGGACTAACTGGGGGAGTAGATGGGCAAGTGCTTTATGTTGTTAGGAAAGATACGACAAACGATTTAACTTTAGAAAATACAGAGGGAACAGGAGACCAAGACTT